GAAGTTCTTTTTGATAACCATACTGTTCACGTTGAAAACTATAATTCCTTTCAGAATTAAAAATATCATAAGCAAATTCAGCAGGCTTTAAAGCAGATTCTAAAATATCAGTAAAAATACCACTCATAACAAATCCTTTAAATTCATGGAAGGTGGAGCATTTTTTCGTTTCAACAATTTTTATTTATGTACTACTAATGCTAACTTATACACCTTCCAAACTGTTTAATTTCGTATAAGACTTTTTTATTATTTCACCCTTCGGGTGTCAGTCCGCACAGTTACATCAAGAAGATGACTGTGCGGACCGATATAATTCGGTCCTATGGACCGAATTATTCATTCGCAGATTTCGTTTCATCTTTTGCAACAGTCTCAGCCTCTGCTGTTTCGTCAGCTTGGGCTTTTTGGTGGCCCGCTGACTTTTCGCTTTCGGCTTCGGCAATTGCAGATTCAACGAAATCCGCAATCGGATGTCCGTCTTCTACTGTAAAACCAGGAGCAGCGGTGATATCTTCACCGGCTTGAGCAGCGGTTTCTGCCAAATCTCGAGCAACAGCCTCGGAAACCGCTGCATTTGTACCTTCGGGAGTAGTTTGAGAAGGTACATCTATTTCATGTTCTGGAATATCAAAATGTTGAGGTTTATCAGGTAAAAATATTGTTCCATTTTTTAAACCTGCAACAATCTTTGCAAAAGGTAAAACTTGTTCCGGTTGAGTAATAGACTTAACCTTAGAATAGTCTTCACCAGAAATCTTTGATAAACCATTAAACGGTGTTTTAAATTGCATTTTAACCTCCTTAAAAGTGCCATGGTGTTGGATTCTTTGGCAATTGACGATAACATTTCAAACGATGAACGATCTGAACCTGAGCAAATCCTTCTGTTGAAACTTCTAATACACGATCTGTATCAGGGTGACATTCAACAAAAGTCTGAGATAATGCTGGAGCAGTCTTAAACATACGATTTAAATGCCAATAAGCTAAATTTGATCTAAATTTACCATGTACAGAATTAGTCTTATAACGTAATTCATCATAAATAGTATTATAACCAAATGTAGCATTTGGATCAGCAACAGGAGTCCATACAGCACCAGTTGTACCAGGTGATACAATTTCACCATCTTTCAAATATGCACCAGTGAAAATAGCTTTCATTGGAATTTCACGCATACCTAAACGAGTAAATAAAGGCCACATATAATCCAAAGCAGATTTACGCATATATTCAAAAGGAATACCTTGTTGATAGCCTGATTTAGGAACAACAGTTAATATAGCAATGAGCCAACCATGTTCAGTAAACGAGCGTTTAAACAAACCACGACGATTTGCACCGATACCATGTCCAGCTAAATTACCTTGAGGAGATTCAGAATCAGTAGAAGATGTTTGTAATACTTCACTAAATCTTAATGGAACTTTCATAGATCCAAGATATTCAGCACGTTCTACACGAGCATCTGGAGTAGTTACACCAAAATGAGCAAGAACGAGTTCCGGGTATCTAATGCCACCAAGTGCATTTAATTCCTGCCATGCTTGAACCTGTAAATACATACGCCAATCATTGATAGAAATACCAGATACAGATGACAAATCAGCAATCATACCTGATTTTGTTGAATCTGTTGAAAGACCAACACCATATGTAGCACTTCCATAATCAGCACCATTTTTATCTGAACGATACATTGGTGAACCATTAGTATCTGCACCTTCTGTTAAAAGTTGCATATAAGAACCTTTAGTAGCATTATATTGCAATCCAATTGTCTTTCCATTACCAATAACAGGAGCAGAAGTACCTAATGGCATAAATACTTCTGGACCACGTTGTGTAAATGGCAAAGAAGATGTGAAATAATCACGTTCCCAAGTAGTATATTTCATAGTAGCATCATCAAGATCAACTTCATCTGGAACTTGATTTTGTGGACGATACCAATCATTGTAAATTTTATTATATGCACGCAAAGGCAACATATTAAACATACCTGCATCATATACACCTGGATTGACATTCAACCAATCCCAAACAGAACCTTCTGCAACAGTATAATCTGCAGGATTCATAGGATTGACTTCTTCAGAATCACCATTTGGACCACGAGAAATCATTTCATCAAAATTATCAGATATAGTCCAATTACGAACAAAGAAGAAACGCAAATAAGCATTTACTTCATGCATAATAGGACGAATCATAGGTGATACACGAATAAGCATCTCAGAAACATCAGAAAAAGTATCACCAGGATAGATTTCTTCATGTGCCACTGGATACATTTTACCAAGTTCAATATCACCTTTAACATCATGAGTACGATCATAAAAAGATCGTGCCGGCATCTTAATCTTAGGCATTATGTACTCCTTTAAACTTATTAATCATTTGTTCCAAACGATATTGTTGATGATCTTTCCATTCATCTTCATAATCTTTACCGTCAAAAACAATTTCACGACTTTCACCATCAACCAGAACAAAATCTTTAACCATTGAAAGAGGAAAGGGATCAAGTGAATTACAGAACGAACGAACAGCGGCTTTAACATTTTTTGCAGTAAAAAAAGATATCAAGTCACCAGAAACAGAATCCATACCAAAGTAGGTGTGAATTTCAACTTTCTTAGCCATTTCTGAAACATCAACAACACCATTATTGTCTTGAAGGTCAATTTCTTTTTCTTCAATATATTGTTCCAAATCAGTTTGTGTCATTTTACATCTCCATATTTTTTATTAAGTTAATTCCCAAAGCTGTGAATTCTTTGGTAGCTGGTTCGTAATAAGCCACAGTCAACTGCAACTTAAAACCGAATATCGTTGTAATATTAAAATTCATTTTTTATCCTTTTGGTTGACAGAATAGTTTATTTGGATAGAAAGGCGCATAATGTATATTATGCTAATATATGAGAATTATTATTTTCTACCAAAGAACTTTAATCTGTTCCTTATTAAATTATCATTATTTTCAAAATTAGTCAAGTGCTTATCAAACTTTTCAATATCAACATCAACAAGCTTAAATTTTATGTCATATTTATTGGTATAATACCTAGGTAAACTGGACCTTTTATCTTTACGATAAACAAAACCGTTTTCCTTCATAAACTTTATCATAGCAGGGGAAGGTTCACCACCTATACCGGGACGACGAGACATTAAAACAAATTCATTTTGATAATCTGGATCTTCTTCAAGTTTTTCCTTCAAAGCACGACCATTTAACTTTTTTGTCATATATTTTGCAACATATGCACAAGAATCTTCTGTAACAGTACCAACATGAACAAGACCATTTTTCCAATGTTTTTCAATTAAATCTTTTTCTTCAGGGGCTACACCATATATAATAGCATGATAATGAGGGCGTCCAAAACGATCACCATACTCGCCACAACAAAAGTAACGAACTTTACGATATTTTCGTAATCTCTTCCAAAACTTTTGTAAATCTTCCTTAACAAGGACTGGTGAACCTTTATCCTCACAGATATAACCGAGGTGTTCATCATCATAAGTAAGAGTAACAAAACAAGCTTTATCATGGTTTTTCAATTCCTCCATCATTCGTATAGACCAAAGTTTTGCATAATTCAAACGACATGCAATACACTGACCACAAGGAACATAAATATGATCCAAAGCAAATTTAGAGCCATTTTTACAAGAAAAAACAGTATAATAAGGCTTTTCAGCATTATGAATCAAAATTGGATGTAAACATTTCATTTGACAATACCTATATATAGTGATATAATCACATTGTTTAACTATATGTAGTGTCTAACCATAGGACACTACTTTTTTAATGCAACATTGTTCCATTCTTCTGGAAAAATATCGATTTGTGTTTACGTTTTGCGTATTTATAAAAATGACGCAATCTACGACCTAATTTAGACATTGTTAATCCTTTTTGTTAATTATCTACGATAACGACGACGACCATACAAACGACGACGACGACGGGCTACTATGCGACGTAATCTCATATCATGCCTCCTTAATATTTAGCCACAAACTTCCTTGCACGCCGATCGGCTTCCTTCGGCGACAAACCATTTTTAATATGATAATCATAAACTTTCTGATATTCTGGTTTTGGCTTTTGTTTAGTAGCATGAGCAAATTTTTCACCTGCCCAAGCAGCAGCAGAACCTAAACGAGAAGATTGAACACCATTAACAAAAGCATCATATACACCAGTAGCACCTTTTCCAGTATAAAAACCAGATTCAACACCAGGTGCAAAACTTGGATGATCTTCATACCATTTCAAAGTTTTACGTGTCAATTCATTATTTAAACGAACACCAGTTGCTTGATCATTAAGTAACTGTTGTTGCGCCTGCGTCATAGATATATCAGCATCAGCTTTAGCTTTTGCAATCATATAATCAGCATATGAAGATTTTAATCCTGGTACTTGTGGAGCAGATGTTGTTACAGCTTGACCAGCACTTGCAGCACCACCAGCAGCAAGAAGAGGATTCATACCAGCAGCCTTTAAATCTTTCATTCTACGTTGAACAGCATTATCTTCACGATCAAAAATACGATTTTGAAGTTCTTTTTGATAACCATACTGTTCACGTTGAAAACTATAATTCCTTTCAGAATTAAAAATATCATAAGCAAATTCAGCAGGCTTTAAAGCAGATTCTAAAATATCAGTAAAAATACCAC